CCAGTTTCTTAAAGAAAACCAATTTGCATTGTTTGTCTTATTTTCTTGAGCATAACACCAAGGAGCATTCATATCCTTTTTATCAATTATAGCAAAGGCAAGAATTGTTCCTGCTACTATTTTACCTTCGGCGTTTTTAAAAGTAACAGGTCCGCCGACTACTAATTTCTCTTCGCCCACTTGAGCGGAAAGCCTGTCTTCCGAAATTACTATTTGCATATTTCTTCGTATTTAAAGTCATTAAATTGTGTATCCATTTTGTCCAATGCTTTAACAAATGGGTCCACGAGTTTTGTCCAACTTTTCACGCCTATCTTCTTAGAGGCTTCCGGCCAGTTTTTAATAAAAGTAGCAAGAACTTTCATAGCGAACTGCTCTGTATCTTCCAAGATTATTTTCTGCTGCTTTTTTACAACCGGGCCGCCTGTCATTTCCAAAGGCGTTGCTTGAGCCATTAGCGTATTAGTAGCCGCTTCTAAGTTCCACTCTTCATCGTTGGCTGCAATTTCTTCTTCCGCTTTTTGCATTGCTGCCGCCGCCGCTTGTTCTCCGTTCTTTAAGTCTTCAGCGTACATTGCAAAAGTTTCTGTCTTTAGCCTGTTAATAGCTGCTTCAAAATCAACCTTACTGTCGTACTTTGTAATTTTAGAAAGAACTGCTTTTGCTTCTTCGTCGTTTACTAAAGTTCTTGTAAACTTCACAGGCTTTTCTAAAACAATTCCTGCGATAGCTTGAATACAATCTTCGATATATGCAGGTATGTCTTTTACTTTAACTTTTTGAGTCAAAGCCTTAGCATAAAGTTCCGAAATAGTTTTAGAAATAGCGTTTCGATAGTTCTTGCCAATACGCTCAAATTCGTTTTTAATATGAGCTTCCAGCGATGCCGCTTCTCTGTTTTTAGCGTTTACTTTTTCCAACTCAGCAGCCGCAACTTTGCGAAGTTCTAACTCTTTTTTCGATGCGGTTGCTATTAGCTCTTCGTTACGCTTTTCAAAAGCCATAGCAGGTTGTATCAATTTTTCGTCCAGCATTTTTGTAAAATGCAACCTTCTGTCCTTGGCGTTTGCTGCTTCGTTTTTAGCGTCCTTAATAGCTACTTGAATTTTTTCTAAATCCATTTCTTCGTGTCCAGTAAGAAAACCTTGAACAGCTAATTCGCTTTTCTGCAAACTGTCAAAGCAGTCGGTTTTTATACCTGCAAGTTTTATCCAGCCTTGCTGAACTGGTGTCAAGTCTGCCGTTTTTTCAGGCAATAATAATTTGTTATCCATTTTTTTTATTTATTTAAAGTTCAAAATCAGGCGACGTTGGTGGCACATAAGAAGAGTTGGCCTGTTTTATATCTTCTTGAGTTACTGGCTTAGGTTCTTCAGGTTGGTCATAGCTGCCTCTAAACTCAACTGTATCGCGGCGGTTTAAGTCCTTACCGAACAACTTACCAAGGTGTTCAGCAGCGTCTTTAATGGCATAAGACTTGGCACTTGGAAGAGCCATCATAACCGCAGCGTCTTTAATGTGAGCTAAGTCGGCAGCACTAAAGCCACTATCTGTCTGAACGCTCTTAGCACCTACGCCGTCGTGAAACTTCCATTCTCCATTAATAGGGTCTTTGTAGTGAAGCCTTACAGTTACATAACAACTCTGAAACATTACACCTTCGCGAAGAATTTCTACTTTCCATTCTTGAAAAATTCTGTCCAATAAAAATTCTACTTTGTCGATAGGTAGGTAACTTGCTGGAACTGTTTGTCCTTGCTCATTTTTTGTCTTAACCATTGGATGCTGCTTAACCCACTTTTTATGAGGCGGTTGGTTTAGTAGCAACTTTAATTGGTCGTTCTTAAATGCAACTGCTACGTCGTGATGAAGGTCAGCAAGTTGCGGAAGGTTATTCTTTTCCATCTGCTTTTCGTTTTTTGTATTCGCTAACTTGGCGATTAACAGTTGATTTGTTAAAGCCTAACTCAACGATTTCTTTGTTAGATAATCCTTTTTTGTGATGCTCAATAATTTGCTGGATGATGCTGCCTGTTTTAGGCTCTCCTTTTGCCTGAGTCTTTGTGTTTTCTTTAACCTTAACAGTCGTAACAACTTTTGTCTTTTTACTGTCCTCAACTTTTTTGGTTAAAGTTTCCCCTGTCATACCTTGCGGTATGTGTATTGCTTTTTTCACTGGCAATTCCGCTAAAGGCTCTTCTTCTTTCGATTTAATAACCTTCACTTTAGGGGTAATTAAAATAATAGCATCTCTTCCAGCTAACTCGTTTGCCTTTTTAGCTGCTTCGTTGTACTGCTCTGTTAATTGCTTACGAACTTTTTTATCGGTTTCGTCGGCAATCTTATCCCACAGTTCAGCAGTTAAGTCCCATAAATCAGGAACGTTGTTCGGTAATACAAATTCATTATTTTCCATAAACAAAAATAGCCGCTATCGGCGGCAAGTCGTTTTAAAAGTTATTAATCTAATCCGTTTTGAGTTCTGTAAACAAGCACTTGGCGATATACAGTGCTTTTGTTGAAACCTGCTGCAATAATTTCTTTTTGAGTTTTACCTTTTTTGTAAAGTGCGATAATTTGCTTTACAATTCCGGTAGGCTTTGTAATTTCAGCAGCGATTTCTTTTGCTGCTTTTTTTGTAGCTTGTTTAACCACTTCGACAGTAGGCAGGTTCTTTTTTGCTGCTTCAGCACCTTTAAAGGCTTTTTCTACTCGGGTTAATTTAGCTTTAGGAGTTGTTGCTTTTTTAGCAGTTGCAGTTTTCTTTGCAGGAGTTACTTTTTTTGTTGCCATCGTTTTTTTTGTTGTGGACGTTTCGTGTCCGGTTATTTAATAATTTATACAAAGATAAGGGAAAATTTCAAACAACCAAATTTTTATTCGAAAAAGTTTTTTTTATTTGAATATTGGCCTTTTCGCCAATCTTGATTATCTTCTTCTTTTCCTATTGCTTTTGTTTCACAAAGATATGTCGTCTTGGCGATATTGTCCAAATAATAGTTGATAAAGATATGAACATTTTTCGGGCTTAATTTTTTCAAGTACAAATACTCTTTTATTGTAATGCCCGGTATATCTTCGATATTTACCATAAAGAGCCTTGTTGCGGTTTAGGTGTTACTGCTTTTTTTGTTTTAGCTGGAGCAGCTACTTTGATAGGTTTGGGTTTAGGTATGTCTATTTTTTCAGGCTGCCAATCGGACAAGTCCATAGGCTTGTATTCTTTCTTTTCAACTACTGCTTCAACTTCTACTTCTTTTTCAGCACTTGTTTTTTCTCTTCTAACTGCAAACCTTTCTCCGTTTTTTCCTTCAACTATTAATACAGGTTCGCTCACTGAAATAATTTTCACTAAGTCACCTTTTGCTCCGTAAAGCAAAAATTCTTTTCCTTTACGAGTGGAACAGGAACGTACATCTTCTTTTAAAAAAACAAACATTAAGCAAAGTTAATGCTTAAAGTATTTTGATGGCCGCCCTGTAATAATTTTTCCTCGAACTTTTAATTTGTAAAACCTGCCTTGTTTAATTATAGCAGTAACGCCCGGCAGTAGTGGAGTAGGTAAAGAATAGGCTTGAGCTTTAACAATAGCTCTTTGTACGGCTTGTGGCCTTACTTGGCGTTTTGCAGCGTATTCTTTAGGAGTTAATAACATAACGCAAATATAAAAAGGACTTACATTTCTGCAAGTCCTTTTTATTAATTAAGTCGTCCACCTATTAAAAGAATACGTGGCCCGGTAACTTCGGTATTTTCGATAAACGCCGTCCCCTTCTCGGCTCCCTGCTTCGTTGGTATTGCCTTCTACGCTGCGATAAATGCTGCTATTAATTCGCTTGTCAAAAAAACCTGTATGGCCTATCCTTTTCAGTTTAGCATAATACAAAGTAAATACATCTCCTGTAACAGGTTCCGTAACCCATCGGCTTTTTACATTACAACTCAATGCCATTCCGTTGATTACATTTGCTTGGTTGTAACCTGCATTTAAAAGATTCCACTTTACGAATGCAGCACACCACGGATATCCTTTTCCAAGGTTTACAGTTTTTAAATAAGCCTCTACTTGTTTGCCATCGTTTCGGCCTGTGGCTTCCCTAACGCCTAACTGAGAATCATAACTTTGCTTCAATGTCGTTTGAGCGGACGTTGTTAATGTAAGCGTAATCGCGAACAATAACATTGTGAAAAATTTTTTCATTTTTTTTAAACTAATTTAGTGAACACAAATATAATGCTAAAAAACAATAGAAAAAACACAGTCAAGGCGACAACTGTTTTAAACTTGTCATTTAGTTTCGAGAACTCTGTTCTGCCTGTTCTTGAATAAATCTGTTTGTGAAAATCTCGGAACGTGAACCATAGTCCCCAAACAACTGCATTAGTAGCACCAATAACAATAGCAGTAGCAAGAAACAAAGGCTGGATAAATGCAATGTCATAGCTGCCTGTTCCGAAGCCGCCAATCGATTGCAATACATATCCAGCTAAAACAAAAACAGCAAAAGCAAGAGGTAAAGCCCAAAGGCCATCAAATTTTTTTAAAAACTTTTTCATAATTTAATTAATTGATAAGATAAAGAAATACCAGCTGAAGGAGTTTTGTTTATAAGGTCATAACCCACATAAGGACCTATTCCTAAACGCTTAACTTTTTTAGGCTTTAGTGTTATAGAATTTAAACCTTCGATTTTTATCAATGGGTTAGAATTTATTACCTGCACCTCGTTATCTGTTACACGAAAAGAAATTTTGTTTTTAATCTGCAAAGTGTCCACTTGCAGCGAATTAGATGTAGCTGTTCCAGTTAGTTTATACAAACTATCTTCTTTGCGAAATTTTAAATTTAGTTCTTCATAAATATAAGGGTTTTCGTAGCTAATTGTATCGTGAACAGTTGTGAAAACCTGCTCTGTTGTTACTACTGTTTTGACGCCTTTCTTTTTTAGAGAGAATAAACTATCAGACAACTTTTTTATAAGAGCCTTGTCTTCTGTCTTAATAATTTTTTCAACGTAAATAGTTTCGCCTTTTTTGTTTTTTATGCTGTCGAATTTTTGATGTTCTAATTCGTAAAGAGCTTTATAGTCTGTTTCTTTTTTACACTTCTTTAGCGAAAGAACAGCTATGATAATAAGCAGTATAATAATTATGTATTTCATTTTGCGAATTTTTGAATAAAGAAAATTACAAGCCCTACCAAAGCAGTAACAATGATTCCGAAAAACCATTTCATTAAGTCAGCATAAACCTTGGTAGTTGTTTTGTGTTCTTCCAAAACAATAAGCCTTTTGTCGTGGTCGTCCAGTATGGACTGCAAACCTTGTTTTCCATTAAATTGGTTGCCAAGTAAAAAATCTTTTATTTCCTTGACATCTTCTTGAAGTTTTTCTATTTGTTCCATTATTGCCATTACATTTTTAATTTAAAAAAAGAGCTGCTACAAGAGCAGCCCTTTTTAATTTCTCCCAAGAAAAGGATAAACCCCTTTCGACGTTTGCCCTGTTCTTGGGAGGCCCGTTTTTTATTAGAGCTAAACCTTTATAACGGCTCTCTCTTATTACTGCGAAACTTTATACCGTCTCGCAATTTATTTAATCCGAACAAGTTTAGTAAGTTCGCGCTGAGGCTATTCTTACTATAATATCGTTAGCCGCTTTATTGCTATCGTAAATTCCATTAGAAAGATTACTTGGCGTACTTGTGTAAACTTTACCAAAAGAATTTAATTCAGCTAAACGGTCTATTTCATTTATTCCTAAGTAACAACCTATTCCCGGAGCTCCTTGATTAATGCCCGGCATTGTAAATATAACATCACTCATTGGTCCAAAAATCATTGGGCTTTGTCCAGTCGTTGCATCTACATTAGGATTTCTAATTCCAAAAGCAATCCTAAATTTCTGAATTTTCTTTTTTCTCCTTAGTTTTCTTGTGCTTGAACTATTGTGAGAATTTGATGTGCCAATTATACGTCCGACGTTGTCAGTATTATCTGTGTTGAATTTATCCCAATCTTGCCCTCCTTGTAAACCATCGGGCATTACATCAATCCCATTGTTGCTTCTCCAAAACATAAAGCGATTGAAAGGAAACTTAAAACCATCGCGGCCATTATAAGTATTAGGCAATTCTACCTCAGTAGTTAAACCTGGATAAGGGTTGCCGTTGTTATCGCTTCTTGTTCCATTGTAAATTCCAAAACCTGCCCAACGAGTAGGTCCATTTACATCAACAGGGTGAACCCAAGCTGTTATTCTGTCTCTGCTACTTCTTTTGTTTTTATATCTAAATAAAAACATCATAGGCGAATAGTTTAACCACTCCGTTGAATATCCTGCTGAATAAACCATTAAATTATCATCGCCGTAGTATCTAAGAATTGGCTGCGGTATATTAATTGAGTTTGTAACATCAATCAACCTTGTGTTGTTATTAATAGGCAAAGTTAAATCGTGTACCATAAATTTAGTACCGATTGCTTGAACCGTGTCCCTTGGTATGCCTAATACATTTAGTGCCATTGTGTAAAATTATTTAAAAGGTGTAATAAATAGTCCATTTTATAGGATTTAATTTATGTCGATATAACTTCCATTAACTTGAAAGCATTGAGTATTTATTTGAAAAGTCAAACAAACCTCGCTACTTGGTAAGCAGTTGCAAGGGTATATCGCATTAAGTATGTAAATTGGTTCAATCATCGCAACATCCTCCTTTTTTATTTTCGTTATACATTCCGTGAATCCAGCCCGTTTTCATTTTATAGCTGACTCCGTCTTCTTTACAGGCACAAGGTTTGCAAGTGTACAAAGGGAAATGTTCTTTGTTGTCGCAAATCCATTCGTGCATCGATTGTATTAATGGGTCTATTCTATCCATTAACATTTTATCCATTTTCCACTGAACTTCTTTAGCAGTTGCTGAACTTGCACCTTGCCCATCGTTTAAAATGTTTTTAGGGTTGTTTATCATTTCTCCTTGTGAAGTATATTCGCTAAAATTTGTTGGCGTTGCTGTATAGATTACAACCTCTGCACAAATCTTCCAAAGAAATTCAAACCACAAATTTTTATACCACTGATTTGTTACAAGCTCAATAGCATTAATAACCTGCCCATTTGTTAGAGGCTGTCCATAAGCAGCCGTTAAAGTAGCTGTATTAGTATTATCTACAACAACATTCTTTTTATTTCTAAAGTCTTCGTAAAACTCCTTACAAATACTTTTTTTAATAAACCTTTCTTCGGCGATTATAATCGCTTGTTCAATCATTCTGTGGTCTGCGGTATGCGAAGTAGGGGCGTGGTACAATACTTCGTCCGGCATTATAAGAACGTTTCTATTCAGTCGGTTTAGGTTGTACATCTTTATTCGCTTTTAAATATTTACCTTTTGAATTTTCGTCTTCCGGAAGTTTTGCCATTTCTCTTGCTTCGTTTACTTGAACAAAAGTTTCCGGACTAATTGTGCCATAAAATGACAAAGGAATTTCTAACTTAAAGTCATAATCATAATCTACTTTTTTACCTGTCCATTCGCTCCATATTTCAACGATAGGTTTTATAACCTTTTCGATTAACTTTTTTCTGTATGGCTTTAATAAGGTAAGTTCCTTTATATCGTATATGTGGGAAAGGTTTGTATTGTTGTTACTTAAACCTCCATCCCTGTCCAATCCTGCAAGGCGTTTGTCCCAGCCGTTAGCAGCTACAATTTTCTCTTCAATACGTTTATCCAGCTCTATAAAGCTGCCTTCTTTTTGTGTTTCGTAAGGCTTCCACTCAACAGAGTCTAAACCTTGTTCGCTGCTTATTACAGCTATACGGCCCGTTTTGCCTTCGCCTACGTGGCTAATTAAAATTTCTTTTGCATTCTTCTCCGCTTCTTCTTGCGACATCGCTCCTTTAAATATGAGCATACCGCCAAGAACCATATTGTTTTCAAAGTTATCAATATTAAACTGAGCCGACTTGCCTTCTAAAACCTGATATCTTAAACCTGCGACACTTGGCGGCAAACCATAGTAATCCAGTCCGTTAATTTCGTTTTTAAAATGAATCATAGTTCTTTGCAAACCGTCTTCGGTTTTCCAGTTCTTTTCTTCATTTAATTCATTGCAGTTGTATAAAGGTATTTCTTTTTCGCCTTTTGATTTTGGAATATACCCATTTCTTGTGAAAGACTTGCTAATAATTATCGTCTTGGCAATACCTGTTTCTGCATCTACTTGTCCAACTCTGCAAAAGAGAATTGGGTGGGTGTACACTTTAATAAATTTCTTTCCTGCAAATGTGCCGCGAACTATTTCAATAAAGTGATTTCCTTGAGTGAAATATCCATCGCTGCATTCTCTCGCAATTTCATCGATACTGTCGCCTGAATTATTCATTGATTTAAACCAAGTTAATAATTCTTTTTCCGGGTTTTCGTTATCTTTAATAAACAAACCTTTTCCTAAAATACTTTCTACGATAGAATTTATACAAGCGTTTTGAGTAGTGCTTGTAAGCCTTGCCTCCATTAATTGAGTAGGTAAGTTATCGCTTGGGCCTAAGAACGGAATGTATCTTTTGCCTTGGGTAGAATAGCTAAAAACACTACTGCCGGAGCCGTATTTAAACGGCACCGGAGCAGTAGCATCTAATTTAATACTATTATTTACCTGTATTCTTGTTTGCTTGTTTTGCATTGAATTTTTCGGCTTTTTCTTTTTCAGTTTCAGGTTCTCCTTCAAACATTGCTAAATAATCTTCGCGATTGTTTGCCTTTGCTAAATCATAAAGCGTTTGAAGGTCTTCTCTTTGCCCTAAAGGCAAACCGGAATTATTGAAACCTATTACAGTATCTTTAAATTCCGGTTTTACTTTTAGTGCCATTACGGAGCAATAAACGGAGACAAAGCTCCAATACCGCCAGTGAACTCATAAGGCAAACGAAGATAAGTTCCTTTGAATGAAAGTTCACCTCCGTTAAAAGCGGAAAACTTCTGCCCGGTGGTGTATTTACTGCCGTCTTGCTTGAAGCGGAAAGCCGGTATTTGGAAAGCGTTTACATATTTCTCTCCAGCTACCATAATTGTTCCATCATAACCAATCCAAACAAAGATAAGTTGGCAACAAATAGAAGCAGCGTCCAACTTCTTAGCGAAGTTGCCCATTGCTTGGCAAAGTTTAGCAGCCTTAACTTTAATCTCATAAGCGTACTCGCTTGATGTAGATTCCGGATTGCTTTGTGAAATATCCACAGTAATTGAATCGATAACGCTTTTAATTTCGTACAAGTATGCTCCACCTGCGGCGGTCGCACCTGCACGATAAGCGATTGCATTATAACCGGAAGGGTCGCCACTTGGAAGAGGTGCTCCTTCGGTAAAATCAAAGTCGTTGGCATCGCCAACGTATAAGTTACCTACACCGCCTACAATCGCTGTACAAGCAGGAGTATAACCTTTTACATTGCATCCTATCATTTTATTAAATATTGTGGGCGGTATATTTCAACCGCCCGGTTAATTAATTTGTTTAAAAAATACCATTTGTCCAAGCCAAAACAGAGTGCTGAGGAGCAGCAATATTAGTACCTGCACGAAGGTGAATTTGACGCTTCCAAACATTGTCGTCGTCGCTCCACCAAATACGAATTGCTTCGTTACGTTTAGCACCGCCGCCGTATGTGCTGTCTGTTTTGTACAAGAAGTTACCACGAAGAGTAAGTATCGCGGCGTGAGCTTGAGTACCATTGTTAATAGCTTTCAAGATGCCGTTCCACTTCTTCCATTTTACTTCTATACCGCGAACATACAATTTCGCACGTCCAGCCTGAAGCTCTGCCAAGTTAATAAAACCAATGCCACCCATAACATAGAAGTCGCCTAACAAGTCATACAACTTCTTGTTCACGTAAATAGCTTTATCTTCGTCAGCAAAGCTGTCTAAGATTTCGTCTTGTTGACTTACTAATTGATTTAACAAAGCATAAGCCTGAGCAGGAGTAAGTCCGGCAGGAATAGCAATAGGAGCAGCCACAGTACCTTGAGCTACATAATCAGCATAATGGTAAAATATACCTTTAAACTTGTTCCAGCTCCAAATACCATTCGGGTCGCTCGGACGTGCTAAGTCGCCGAAATACTTATTGGAATACAAATCAGCGGCAACACCTTTCTCCATCATTGGCATAACTTTTTCGCCAAAGATATCAAAGTTTTCAGCAGTATAATCTTCGAAGCAGCCTTGGTAAAACTCTTCTTGACAATCTTCTGTCGCTGCATAAATTTTTTCGTCCTCGATATATCGAACACCTAATTTAGCAACCGGTGAATAAATAAGTTTGCACGTCGCGTCACGACGTTTTAAAAGGTTTTGTCCGCCAAACATATCTATGATTGGCAAACTATGGCGTTGGTTATCGATAACCATCCAGTCGCCTTCTTCGTCGGAAGGCTGAGTTACGCCACCGTCCTCGGAAACAATGTCGCCGAATTGAGGCATAACGATTAACTCGTGGAATGATTTCGGGTCAACGCGAAACGGAGTTACTTGTATCATTTTCTTTTTGAGTTTTAAAATTGTGAATTAAGTTGGGTTTACAGGAGTTGGTATTGCTGAATCCGGGTTGTCTTCAACGTTAAACTGTTCTTCGTTTTGAGTAGCAGCTACTTCAATAAATGCTGTTCCGTCTTTACCAATGCCTTTATTGGTTACAACTGTAATGCTTACAGCGAAACCACGAGAAGCATTAAGAGAAGAAACGTCAATAGCAGTATTGCTACCAGCGGCGTTTATAGTTCCGTATGCTCTTCCACCAAAACGGTCGTAAACATCAACGTGAAGAACTTTAAACGTGTCCGGAGCAGGTATGGTACTTTCGTCCGTTACTGTTAAAGTTTTAGCGTTAGAATCGTAAGAGTATTTTGCTTTACCCTGAACGTCTCCTAAAGCATTACAACAATAACCTAATATTGCTTGATTATTTATGCTTTGCATTTTACGATGGTTTTATTCGGTGAAAAAATTTCGGCCACTAAATCTGTTTTTAGGATTAGCGGTAGCGGCCTTTTTGCCACCTTCTTCTCCTGTTGTTTTGTTACCAATGCCTTTGATGATTTCATTTTTAAAACCTTCAAGTTCCGTTTTGTTTACAAACGTTTCTCCTAAAGTTTTAACATCGTCGGCAGTAGCCTCTTCAACTGCTTTGTTAGCAATTTCTTTAACCTTATCCTCTGTTAAGAGTTCGGGTTTCAAGGCGTTCACAATCTCTGTTGCAAAGTCCTTGGCAGCATTGTCCGGGATTTTAACGTCCTTTTGATTACCAAAGAACTTTTTAAATCCGTTCTCAATGGCGTCTTCGATTTTTTTGAAGTCCATTTCTGAATCGTTTTTGTTTGTGAAAAAATTATAATTATTAAGAATACCCTTGTCTTGATAAGGCCACAATTCTGCCTTAATGCTGTTTTTAAAATTAGCAGTTCCGGAAACATTAGAAACAAATCCGTTTTCTTTTGCTTCTTGAGCAGTAAACCAAGTTTCTTTATTCATCCATGCTGCAATCGTTTCTTTTGGTTTACCTGTTTTATTTGCATAAAAATCTTGAATAAGGTTGTTGAATTTTCTTCCAGCCTTAACTTGATTTTCGCACTGAACAATATCTCCAGCAACAACCATTTGAACATTATGTATCATTAACATACTGTTCTCAGTCATTTCGGAATTATTGCCTAACAGTAAATAGGTAGCAGCGGAAGCAATTATACCACGGCCTATTCGATTTACTTTTGTGCCTTTACTTTCCAATTCGTTTAGATAATCGTGCATCGCCATTGCATCGCCTACGTGGCCGCCTGTACTATTAACATAGATGTTTAGTTGCTTGGCATTTAGTTTACTTATCTCGTTTCTAAAAGAACGAAAAGATACGGAAGTTTCGTCGCCCCAAAAATTACGATAAATTTCTTGGGTAGGTGAATCTACAATATCACCGTCGATATGTATATCGGCGGAACCTTCCGCTTGATTAATTAACGAGTAATTGAATATTTGTAATGCTGCCTTCATAAGGCAAATATATTTACTTTGCCTTTGATTTAACTCGTTCGGGTTGTTTATCCACCCAATATCTTGCCGTTTCTTTTGTTATTTCTAACCTATTAGCTATTTGCTGAAGACTGTTTCCTCTGCTTCTTAGCATACAAATCTTAGCTGATAGTATCGCTTCCGGCCCAATCATTTCGGCAAATGTAGCCCAATCCATTGCAGCAAGATTTCTTAAATCGTCATCTAATTGTGTGAAGTGTTTATTGAAGTCCATATTGGTATATCGCTTTTTGACTTAACATTACATCAACAGGTATAGAAGAATTTTCGTAGCCTGTTGTTATAGAATTATAAAAGCCCTGAAGTTTATTGTAAGAATTATTATTTGTTTGAAGAGTTAGTTGGGTGTTTTCATATACTTTAATATGACATACAGTTTCGTCCTTTGTGTTAATATTATGATTGCCTCCAGTTAATTCGTTACAGGAAAGAGAATTTTGATTTTGCTCTAAACTTAAAGCACCTGAAAAGATTTTAGTTTTTACAAAAGCATTGCCGGAAAGATTTAATACTAAAGAGCTTGTTGAAAATACATTACATTTTGAATTTCCTGTCAAGAAGATTTCAACAGAGCTGTCGCCAAGGCAATAAATATCCAATAAAGGATTTTTTAAAACGTGGCTACCTGTTCGATAAATACCATTAGCATTTAATAAACTTTTATCAAATTGATTTAATATGCTATCTGTTAATATTCCTGTCCTGTATGCCCACTCCAATAAAGGCAAACCTGCTTGAATAATTTGCTCCTCTGTGTCTGCTATCATTATATCTTGGTAAGCTCCGCAAACATCGGCTTCTCTTGCCAATAATAGTATTTCATCTTTTATCATAATGTATTTATTTCGGCTGCTTTATTTAATTTGTTATTTTCTTTTTCAACTTCTTTGCTAACTACATAAACCTTAATATTGTCAATTCTTTTATTAGTAGCTTCAATCATTTCTTTTGTTCCGTTGTCATACATATAACTAACATCTCCGGGAACAGGTAGTTGCCTACCAAAAGAACCGCCGTATTCAAACTTACTTAGTTTACCACCTAAAGCAAAACGATTTCCTCCACCTGCTTCATTTATTTGGGAAGCGATTTGCCTTGTTGTACCTGTTACGCTGTAAATCTGTGAAGAATTAGCAGCTCTTTTATTTATAATAGACAATTCGCTGCCTTCTGCTTCCGCTACACTAAACGGAACACCGCCGTCGCTATGACTTGGGCCTACAATAGGGCCGCCAGTAGAAGTAGGTACGCCACCAAACTCAAACTTTTCTTTGTTTATTTCGCCTACTCTTAGAGCGTATCTTGCACCAGCTAAAGCACCTAATACAGCAAACTGAATTAAACCTGCTGCTCCAAAAGTTGCTGCATTAGCAGGATTCGCGGCTGCCTGTACTGCAATATTCGCTAATTCCGTTGCAAGTGCAATCTTAGCTTCTGACTTTTTTAATTTCTTTTGTTCTTCAAACGCTTTCTTTTCAAATTCTTTTTTCTTCTTGTCATACTGCCTGTTAATGCTATCTTCTTCGGCTTGACTTTGTGCTCTGCTTAACCTTTGGTTTTTTTCAATTTCTAATTTGCTTAGTTCGTAGTTTTTTTCTTCTTCTATTCTTGCTCTTTTACTATCGAAATAATCGTTCATTGCTTGTTTAGCAATATCAAAAGTCTGTGTTATAGACTCACCTATAAAAGCATAACCTTCTTTATCTTGTCCGTTTTCATCTTTAGGAGTTAGCAAATTGCTAATCTCTCCAGTAAGCAAAGTTTTTAAATCATTGTAGCCTTTTAATCTGTCTTTAAAAGACTTGCCCATTCTTGCAGTATTAGCCTCAATAAGCTCTGCGGCTTTTTTATCTCTTTCTGCTAAATAATCATAATATTCTTTTGCTGATATTTGCCCTGTTTCGTAGAGCTTTTTTATCTGGTCAAACTGACTATTTAAAGCAGCAAGTTCCCTTGACAAAGTTCCAAACTCTGTTTCTTTATCTAAAGCCTTAGTATCTTTTTTATTCTTCAGCAACTCCAAACGCCTTGCAGCCATTTGGGCTTTATATTCTGATAACTGAGTTTCACCAGCAGTTTTAATATCTTCTAATTTAGCTTTATCTATTTCTAATAAATCCGCTTCTAATTGCTCATTAATCTTTTTAATTTCGTCCGCCCATTTCTTTTCATTGTCTGCATTCTTGATATGGTATTGGTTTTGCAGTATTAAAGATTCGTTTTGAAATCTAATTAAACGTTCTTTGTTTATTTTGTCGGTGTTTACTTTAGCTTCGGCGTTATCTACTTTGGACTTTTTAGGGTCGTTTTTAAACTCCTCTAATTTAAGATTTTGCTCCAGCTCTTTTTGCTTTATGTCATAAATCTTTTTATTGGTTTCGTTTTCGCTTTTAATTTTATCCGCTTGAAGTTTACTAACCTTGTCAACTTCTTCTTCACCTGCTTTTTCTAATATAGCAATCTTCTTGTCAGAGTATTCCTGAACAATGCTGTTTAGTTTTGTTAAATATGCTGCTTCGGAAGTTTGTCCTTTATTGAATTTTATTTCATTAAGGTTTTTCTCGTTTTGCTCGTCGGCTTCCAACTGCCTTAACCTTTCGTCTCTTATTTTTTTTGCCTCTGCTTTTGGGTCTTTCTTTTCTTTTTTCTCTGTCGCTGAAAAGTTTTTATTTGCTTCGGCAACTATTTTATTAGATTGGTCTATATTGGAAATTGTTTGAGCTTGTCCATTAGCAAAATCGATAACACGTTGCTGAGTAAGCTCTTCGATATCTTTCCTTAACTGCTCGTTCTCGTCTTGTAAATCAGTTACTTGATTTTGAACGCCGCCGGAACCTATACCTACTGCTCTTCCAAAAGATTTGAAAACTTGCTTACCCGATTCAAGGTTTCCGGAAAAACCTCCAGCAACAACTTTTTTATTTGACTCGTCAAGGCTTTTCTGCTTCTCTTTTATTGTGTATTCGTTTTCAACTAACTTCTTTGTTTTTTCTTCTAATAACGCCTGAGTTGCTTTTACTCTTGCTTGTTCTTTTAGCTGGGTAATTAATTTTTCAGAAGCCTTTGTTACTTCGTTTATATCAATAGCTTCTCCTTTTAAAGCATTACGATATAAGGGGCTTATTTGTATTAATTCGTCTAACGCTTTTCGACGTGCTTTATCAGAAAGAGTCGTATCGTTTACAACGCTTGTAAGAAGTTGTATTTTAGAAATTTGTTCCGACGTACTTGCTGAAACTCTTCGATTAACTTCTTCTAAATTACGGCCGCTTAAAACCAATCCGTCTTGAGCGTCTTTCATCTTTTTAAAAGAATTAGAAGCGGAAGAAGCGTTTGCACTCATTACACCTACCACAGTCGTAAGGACTGCAATTAAGCCTATTACAATTCCAATAGGAGAAGTAATTAATGCAATAGCTCCAGCCAAAACTCTCGCAGCTACGGCAGCAATACCCGAAGCGTTTGCGGAGTATATTAAAGATGCTGCATAAGCATTTGTTAAAAATGTAGATACAGCCCTTACTCCATTACTTATTCCTAATTGAACAGTTTCTAAGACAATAGAACCACGCTCCAATATAGACGCTGCTACCACTCTTAATTTACTACCTATCCAAGTATTAGTAAGTCCAATCATTAACAACAAACCAGCAGCAAACAAAGGAAAAGGAATGCCAACTAATACTCCAGCAAGTGTCGCCATCACTTGCATAAATTTCACATACAAAGGCAATAGCTGTTCACCAAGAACCTCCTGTTGATTTTTTAATTCTTGCCTTTGTGCTGCTAAAGCACCTGTCGCAGTAGATTCAAAAACTTCAGCACTACCTTGAACACGTTTAGACAATTCTGTTGTTAATATACCATAAGCCTCTGTGGTGTTCTTAGCGTCCTTTAAATTAATGCCATACTCTTTTAATGCCTTGCCTTGGCCTTCTAAGCCTTTGATCATTACCGAAGTTGCTTCCCCAATACTTATTCTTTGATTAGCTGCAAAGTCGATAATTAAAGGCAATAAACTTTGTATTTGAGTTTTAGTAACCTTTCCGTATGTTAAAAGTTTTTCCGTGGCTTCCGTTAATTCATCGTTATCGATAGTCTTAAACTTTTGAGCAAGTTCATCGATAGTATCTTTTAATCCGTCTAATTCATTACTTCTTCCAAGGTTACTTATTCTCGCTTCAAATCTTGCTGTCGCCAACTCTGCTTGTTCAAATTCATCGATAGCACCGGAAGCAAAATTCTGTACAGCGTTAATACCTGCTTGAATGCCTACAAAAGCAATAGCAGTATTTACAAGCTCTGAAGAGAGTTGCTTGAAACCATTTTTCAATCCTGTGGTTACTTCGCTGCCTACTTGTCCAGCCGAAGCGATATGCTGCTTCATTTCTGTAACCTGTGTACCTAACTCCAAAGCCTGTTGCCTATTTTCGATTAACTTTTCCTCAATAGCATCAAGTCCGTCCACTCCTGCAGCTTTTGCTTCTTGGTACTCTTTACGAAGAATTTCTAATTGCTCGTCCAAAGATTGCAATGCTTGTTCTGACTTTTGAACCTGTCCTTTTAATATGTCGCCCATATCAGCGGATTTAAAGGCGTTGATAATGCCTTTGCTATATTCGCCTACTAAAGTGCCATCACTTGCCAAGGTTCTATTAAAATCATCAACGGACTTTTTTGCTTCGATAGCATCTTGTTTAATTTTTTCAAACAAAGGGTCGTCAGGCGAAGCAGTACGATACAACTCTGTTAATCTTTTACTTTCTGCAAATAAGGCTTTATAAGAACCTGCTGCTGTATTTCCGGCTTCTACTTGTTTTATTTGAGCATTAGCAATTCTTTCTTGAGTAGTAATTAAAGCGTCTGCCTCTTTTATAGCAATTCGCTTTTCAGCATTTAGCTTTTTAATTGCAATTTCACTTTCAGCAATAACTTTGCTTTGCTTCTCTATTTGAGCAGCATCGCCCGGATTAGCTAATAGTATCTTTTGAGCTTCTTTTTTTATTTGCCCTTGCAACTGAATCTCTTGATTCAATTGCTCTACTTTTTTTGTCGCCTGTTCAATACCCTGAACTTCTATGCGATATATTCTTTTTAATTCTTTATTTTCCATTTTATTGAGGAGTTGGTATATCGTTACTTAAACATTTTAATTGAGCATACTTCATCTCATATACATTTGTACCCAAATTTCCATTTAATACGCTGTCTTGCATCGGAAAGGTAGAATTAAAATCTTCTACACTTATAGGAGCCCACTTTCTTAAATAGCATTTAGTCGACTGCGGCTGCAAAGGTTTGTAATCGCTTATCTGTACAAGCTCCCACTTTTGTCCTTTAATTATTTTATAATCTCTGTGAGCATAAGAAGAAGCGTCCTTGTTATTTAGATTTAGATAAGTATTATAATACTGTCCGTTTCTCATAATTGCTAAACGCTGCCAAAAGAAACGTCTTAGCAAACCAAGGCCTAATACTTCGCTGCCTGTTATAGTGCCTATCTTTTCGTCGCTATAACTAAGAATAGGGTCAAGGTGTCCACCTTGTTTATAATTCACAGCAAACATAAAAGGCAAAGTAAATTTATTCTGTCCTTCAAACTTCCAACCTCCTGTTCCGGAAACGTCTCCTTTATACCAACAAAGTTTTGGAGCAAATGTGTTTTGTGCTTCGCTTCTCGATGTGTTAGAGATATTTTCCGGCACAATAACAACAAGCTGCGGCGATACGTTTGTTATAGCTTTAAATTGGTCTGCCTCGTAGTGCATAACAGGACTAAAGAATCGATTTTCAAATTCTTTTTTACCTGCTTTAAATCTGTCCGAGAAAACATACTTACCAGCAGCAAGTTGATTTTGATTTCTATCTTGTATTAACTTGAATATACCATCGTTGTTATCTGTTTTAAATCGAAACATTACTTCACGCTCGTAATCGCTAAATAATTCTAAAGTAGATTCTTTATTTAAGTCTTGTTTTTCGTTCCAGTCGGAAACGCTGCCGTCAAAGAATTTTCCATTAACGTGATTAGCGTGGCAAGGCTCTATTAATACAACCTTATTAACCGTATCTGTGGCGACAGAGATATTGAATGTATCTAATATTCCACGAAGTAAATCTAAGAACTTAATTTTTTTAAAACCATTGTAAGCATCAAACTGAATTGTTCCTCCAATAGGTATTTTAAAATAATCAACTTGAAATTGCTCTACGCCTACTTCCATATGAGTATATCCGTATTTCGATTCAAAGCGTCTGCCTCTAATTCTGCAACTAATTGTATCGCTGTTTAAAACAGTTTGAGTAAAGAAAGACTCTTTGATTCCTGTGTCTGTTGTTGGGCCGCCGACGCTTACATAAGGAGCTTGAGCGTGAGCGATTTGTTCTACTGTTATTTGAACGCCGTTTTTATACCAATGTACCCATACATCTCCGTTACTGTTAGAAGTAACTTCTAAATTTACAGAGACTTGAATGCTTAATGTAACTTCTAATACACCATAATTCGGCGTATTGTACTTCCATTGCATTTCATATTGGTTGCCCGGTATCCACAAATAATCTCCGTTTGCAACTGTATTATTATTATCAAACATCCCGTTTGTAGAATCGTTGGAGCATTGAACGTCTAAAAACTGCGGCGTTGTCATTCCTCCTGTGGCATAATAAGAAGCAACGCTTCGGGCTCTAAACTTATGTATCTCGTATTTAGTTCCTTCGCTGCTTAAAAAGTTCCCCCATACCCAAGGCATTACAAGTCTTCTGAAGTATGCAGTATTAAAAAACTGCGAATCGATTTTGTATCCTACTTTCTTGAAGCCCCAATACAATATCCAGTAAACAGAAAGAGAAGGCTTCATACTTGCCACAGTAACATTATTTTCGTCTTGAGCTACATCGTCCAACCAATTACCATACTTAACAGGAGCAAACACATAAGGCAAAGACTCGTTCATTCCATCAAAAGTCCAAGATGCCTCGATGTTAGGTTTATCAAAAACAAAAGACAAATTCTTTAACAGTTCATATAAAGTAATTTCTTTTAAATCAATCATCCAGTCAGCGTTTCCTCCATAGCAATTGATTTTATAAGCCACAGGCTTATTGGTGTGAGTTGCTTCGACAAGAAACGCCTTACCTACTAACAACTCGTATCCGTTGCCTATAATAGTACAAGGTCTATGGCTGCGAAATATTTGTCCACTTGTTAAATCTTCAACCGATGGATTGTGATAAGTGTTAAAAGTTTTATCGTTTTCTAAAGTAGCAGGAACATTTATATTAAAAGATTCGCTACCTTTTTTCTGCTGAAAATTTTCAGCATCTTCTAATTGGTAGTTAAAAGATATAGGCAACGATTCTAAATCGTTTAGCTCCACTTCTCTTTGACCTAAATATAGTTTAAGATATTTCATTAGTTCCTTATAGTTAAATATTCATTACTTAATTTAAACTCAATTACAAAGTCGTACCGGAAGTCGTTTTGGCTTTTCATTTTCTCGAATTTTTTACTTGTAACAATTACAGGTAAAAAACTATCCGGCTGTCCTTGAATGCCTTTACGTTCAATATAAACCTTTGGACTGTCTGCAAGTTCTTGAAGCCAAAGCATTGCATCTTCGCCATAGCAGTTTGTTCGAGTTTCGTATGTATCGTTAGGCTTTATGTCGAAACGTTCTGCTCCGGTGCTTGGCTTTGTTAATACATTAGGCAAACCTTTCTCATACTCCTTTGCACTTGTTTCGTGAGATATACGAGGCTTTAAAAAATTAACTGCATCATAAGCACCAAGATAATTAAGAAAATGTAATCTGATTTTCTCGTCTTGGCAACAACAACTCAGTCTATTTCTTACACCTGTTGCGATTACATTATTACTTCCGTCTAACACTTCGATAAAATACTCTTCTACTAAAGAGAAATTAACTGCCGGAAAAAGTGGGCCTAAGTTTTTAGGCCCGTTAGGTATATGTGAAATTTCGTTTGCCATCTTTAAAAGTTTAAAAGTCTTATAACGACATTATCGTTTGAATTAATATTTACATTTACAAAGGTAAACAGCCCGGACATTGCACCTACATAAACTGATTGAATAAAGTTTCCGTTAATAAATAACTCCAGCGTATCGTTAGGGTCGTTGCCTGTTGCTTGTACTGTTATATCTCCATTATAGCCTCCGTGAGTACCATCTATCTGCTGATTAGGTAATACTGGATAACTACCCATATTTACAACAAAGAAAGCAGGAGTTACATCGCTAATATAAGAACCCGGAATACTGCTATTAATTATTTGAATATTCCCGCCGCTTACAATATTTGTATCAAATGAAATAGAATTAGAAACTAAAGAAGAACCGCTATTACATTGTCCTGTTAAACGGAAATAAACAACGCCTGTATTATTTAAACCTGTACCAATATTTCTTGGCGAAATAGGGCTGCCTGTACTAATACCAAACCAACTAACTGTATCGTAAGAGTATTCAGGTGTTATTGCTAACCAAGCTCCATTATTTATCCAGCTCAATATAATATTGTTACTGCTATCAAATTGTACGCCTGTTAATACAGGAGCAGGACAAATTCCGGAAGGCGTATAAGTTGCAATCGTTGGAACGCCTGGGTTTCCGACAGCACAATAAGGAGTTAATCGAACCTGGTGAGCTTGTTCTAAAGTGCTGCCTAAATCATAATACCAATCTGTGTTAGATGCTTGAGCTCCATTATTAGGGCTTTGCCAAGTTGCTCCATTGTCGAAGCTAATTTCAATATCTACATATAAAAGCGTTCCTCCGTTATTAGTCCACCAAGCCCAATAAATATAATAAGGTTGTGAAGGCGGTTGGCTGGATACAGCAAGTCCAACTCCGGAAAGTGTAACGCCACAGGTTATTGCTTGAGTTTGAATTGT